CTATCCAGTGCCTTATCAGTCTCAACAGCAACCCTCCTCTCCGACCACCCCTACTACCTCCTCCAACGCCCCTGGGTCACGCCACCGATATACGTTGACCTGGGAGGCGGGACTACGGTGAGTGTTGATTTATTATTATCAATGTATCAAGGAATAAATTCTCAATCTACAACTACAAATTATTCCTCTTTAAATATTTCTACAAATTATGGAATAAATATCCAACCAACCTCTTCTGTTAATAATTCTATTAATTTAGCAAAGAGTTTAGGAATACAAAATAATTCTATAGTTTCATCACAAGAAGAAATAAACTTAGGAACATTAAATTTAGATATATATAATCAAAGTAATTCTTTATCTGAAAACTATATTGAATTAAATAAAAATTTAGATATAAATGATCAAAGTTTATCAAATATAGAAGAAAATATTAGTTTATCAAATGTTCTTGGTATAAATATAGAAGAACAAATATCAGCAGAAGATTTTATATTACTTAATACAATATTAAATATATTAACAAGTACAGGTGCAACATCTGAAACTGTATATGTTACATTAAGCACAACATTTGATTTGATACAAAGTGGAAGGGCAACAACAGAGAATTTAGTAGTTCTTTCAAAATTATTTGATATATTAACAAGTGGAGAAACACAATCACAATCTACACTTACAATTTCTACTATTTTAGATATATTATCTCAAACTGCTGGAAGTATTAATGAAGTTTATCTTACATTATCAAATAATTTTAATATATCTACAAATTCTAATGCAAATTCTTATGATAATATATCTTTAGATAATATTTTTGGTTTAAGTGCTGAATCTAAATCAACTGTTCAATCATTAATAAATATTGCATATGATTTATCAACTAATACAAATTCATCTTGTAATTCTAGTAATGATATTAGTTTAGCAATACAGAATGGTATTGATTTTAAAGGTTCATTAACATATTTAGGTAATGTTTCATTAAATCATGATATATCATTAGAATTTCAAACATTATCTAATACTGAAAGTGAAATAAATCTAGGACATTTATTTGCAATAACAAACATTGCAGAAGCATTGTCTAAAGCCAATTTAACATTAGATTATATTCAATCAATAGAATTTTCTGGACAGACTGTTTTATTATCTGTTTTTACACCTGCTAATAGAATGGTAAAGATACAATTAGAAGTAAGAGAAGTAAAGGTTAATCCAGAAAATAGATATTATAAAATATAAAGGAGATAAATAATGTTAGTAGGATATAAAAATAAATTAAATTTTAAAGGAGAAGTTATGAGTAATACAAATTCAAATATTGGATCAAAACATCAACATGTTTTTGAGATAGAATGTTTTGATAAATTTGGAAATCTTAAATGGACAGATTATGTATTTAATATGGTAGTAAATGAAGGTTTAGATGATATTTTAGACAAATATTATAATGGTTCTTCTTATACTGCTGCACATTACATTGGACTTACTGATGGTTCACCAACATTTGCTTCAGATGATACAATTGGTGGGACTCATAGTGGATGAACAGAAGTAACTGCATATACAGAAACTAACAGACCTGATTTTACACCTGGAGTTATTTCTAGTCAATCATTAGATAATAGTTCTAATAAAGCATCATTTAGTATTAATTCTAATAGTACAACCATTGGGGGAGCATTTTTAGTAACAGATAACACCAAAGGTGGTACAGCTGGAACATTAGTAGGTGGTGGTTCATTTAGTGGTGGAGATAAGACTATTGGAGATGGTGATACATTAAGTGTACAAGTTACATGTAATGCTTCTAGTTCATAATAGATAGGAAATTAATTATGAGTAGTAATATCAAATATAAATTTCCAGATTCAGAATTAGATTATGGTTTTGATTGATCAAGATGATTACAAAAGAATGAATCAATAATATCTTCTGAATGGGAAATTCCTAATGAACTAACCAAATTATCTGAGGGAAGAACAGATAAAAAGACTTCTGTATGATTATCAGGTGGAGTGGTTAATGAACAATATAAATTAATTAATAATATTGAAACAGATTCTACTCCATCTAGAAAAAATAGTGCAATATTATATTTAATAATAGAAGAAGAATAATATGACATTAGACCCTGAACAAAAACCACTTTGAGAATTATTAGATTTTGAAAAAGAAGAACAAGAATATATTCTTTTTGATTCTGTAACATCTGAATTTAATAATATAGCTGGTTTTCCTATTGAATATTGGACATTAACATATTCACCTTCTGGAACTGATCATTTATATGGTGAAAATCAGACACAGGGTTATGAAGGTCCATTATATACTAAATTATTATATGAACCTACATCTGAACCAGAATTAACCAATATGTTTGGTATTACAAGTGATGATACTATTGAGATTATGCAAATAACAAAAACAGTATTAAAGACAGATACTAATATTGAAGTACCAAAAGCTGGAGATTTAATTAAGACATTATGAAATAATAAGACATATGAAATAGTTGAAGTATCATCTGAAAATAAAATTTTTCAAGGCATGAAAATGATATGAGATTTCATATGTAGACCATATAGATTTGATTATCAAAGTGATTCAGCTGATGAATTTTTATTTGCTGATCCAGATAATGATGAATTTCCAGATATAAATATAACAACAGAGACAGAAACACCAACAGTTTCTGGAGATACAGTACAAGAACAATATGGAGATAATGAATATATAAAAGATGAGAGTAGTGATATATCAAATGATGTAGATAGCTCCATATATGGTTATTAATTATGAAAAATTTCTTTTATTTTGGTACAATTAGAAAAACAATCATACAATTTTTAGATATATTTAAAGATATAAAAATTGCAAAATATGATGATAGTGGTGAAATAAACAAATATGTACAAGTTCCTGTTAAATTTATGCCTAAGCAGAAATGATATTCTTGATTAGAACATAGAACACATGAAAAAAGATTTCCATCTATGGGTATTCAGATAAATAACATAGAATATGATCAATCAAGACACACAGGTAAACATGAAGATATTGCACTGAGTATAAACAATTCAGATGTTCAATATTATCAGAATCCAGTTCCTTATAACATTGTTTTTCAAGTAAGAATAGCTACAAATTATGTGAGTGAAATGGATCAGATAATAGAACAAATTCTTCCTTATTGTTCACCTTATGTTGTTAATAATATAAAAATAGATGAATTAGATCTTGATTGAGATATTAATATAAAATTTGATGGTTTAGAAATAGATCAAGAAATTGATATAGAAGATTATAGAAGTAATGAATGAACATTAAATTTTACTGTTCAGACATATATATTAAAACCTGCACTTGATTCAGAAACGAAATTAATTAAAAAGGTAGTTAATAAAATATATACATCTAAAGAATCTTGAAATAAAAGAGATACTACCACAGATATGCCTTCTGGTCAAGGAAGTGAAGATGAAGAATTATTAATTTTGGCATCTAAAGAAGATGGTAAAATTTTATTTGAATATGAGGTTTTTGAATAATGAGTATATCACTTAGCAAATCAAGATCATCTGGTTTTAAATTATTATTTCCAATAGTACCAAGTTCTAAAGATATTAGTGATCTTGATCCTTTTTTTATAAATATAATGAGTACTATTTTACCATCAATAAAAATAAATTCATTAGAGATGCCCTGATTAGGGGGTCAAGTATATCAAGAAGGTGGTGGAATAGAATATAATCAATGAGAAACTACATTTCATATTGATGAAAGTTGAAATAATTATTTATTATTATATAATTGAATAACTTCTACATATAATGGTGTAAATATTTTTGGAAGTTTAACAAATGATTATCAAGTAACTGCTAATTTATTAATTTTGGATAATTGAAATCAAACAGTGATTACATGACAATTTAAAAAACTTTGGCCAACATCATTAAGTGATGTTGAACTTTCATATGAAAATGGTAATGAAATTTTAAAATGTAATGTTACTTTCTTATATGATTATTTTTATAAAATATAAATAATATAAAAGAATTTAATACAGGGAGGAAAAAATGGCTATATATACAAGTCCATTAGTAGATGTAATTGAAACTGATAGATCTACATATGTAAGTGGAATTGCTACCACAGTAGCTAACATAGTATTGAGAAATACTTATAAAGGGGATGAAATGGTAAGTAAGCTCATTACAAATGAAAGTGAGCTTATAGATACTTTTGGGATGCCTGTTAGTAAAGTTTTTGATCCATCAGGTGATTCAAAATATGTCTCTAGTAATTATCAAGATATGTTATCTGCTATTGGTTATTTAAAACATGGTAATTCACTTTATTGTGTTAGAACAATGCCTAGTTCAGCTACATTTGCAGGAGTTAAATTAGATGATAGTGATGAATATTTACAGTT